GATGACGGCGTGGTAGACGGACGGCAACGCTGTGCCTCCCGCAAGCAAAGCCGTGAGTGTTGTGTCGGCCGCGAGCTTCGCGTAGATCGCGGTGTCGGCCGGGTTCGCGAATCCGGGCATCAGATGAGTTGCCTCAACGCCGCTTGCAGCGAAGGTCTGACGAGGTCAGCGGCTGGACTCATGAACGGCTGCGCCGGCATAAACCGGGTGCCGTACTCGACGTAAGCCGCGTATCCAGCGTACGCCGTCACCGTCCAGGTGAGCGGGTCGGCAGCCTTGAACAGGAGAGGGTGCGCCGACTTGTTCCCACGGCTATATCGGTCTGCGGTTATCGTCGCCTCTAGGAAACCTGTGTCGACGGGAGCGTTGGCTTTGGCGTGAGCTTCGATGTCGAATGCGGCCTTCTTCACTGCGAGGGCAGCACGAGAGTGAGCCTGCCTCGAGATCGCACCGAACTTCACGTTGACGGACACTCGGATCGTGGCTGCCATCAGCGCACCTCCGTCACAACCACACGACGCGAAATCTCCTCGGGCGTCCGAGTCAACACACGCTCGACCTCATAGGAGCGGCTGTTGTACGTGATCCTGCCGGACTCCGTCACGGTCGTGTACGCCGGCAACGTCAACACCATGAGGTTCACGGCCGACTGTCGTTCCGCGACCGTCATTTCGTCGCCCGACATCGGAGCTAACCGAGCGGAGTAGGTTCCGGCGGCGGTAGCGGTGTCGACCTGGCCGCCCGCGCTGTTCGTTGCCCAGCCGACCGTGTACAAGATCGCGGTTCCCGACAAATACGTGTTGATCGTGTGGCGCATCCCGACGAGCTCGCCGGACGTGAGAGGAAGGTCAGGCATCGGTCACACCGCCCCCCTGATGGAGTTTCGCCACTTCTGCCTGATAGGCCGGCAGGTTCCTGCCAACCCAGTCGCCAGCATCGAGGCGGCCGACGGGATGCCAGTGATGAACGAACGCGAAGCCTTCTGTGACGCGAATCTGGATGCCAAGCAGCCGCGCTTTGTCGCACACCCAGTTGTCGCCGTAGTAGTCGATCTCGGGCCACGCGCCGATCCGACCCGCCATGTCTCGCGTCAGCGCCGGTGCTCGCGAGAACACGGGGATCGACCCGGGCGGCCCGTCCTCAGGTTCGTTCACGGGACGGCCTTGTACGCGATGATCCCACACCTGGGGTGCCGGGATCTCGCCCGCGTCAAGACATCCGATCATCGCGTCTGCCCACCCGTCCAAAGGCTCGAGGTCGTCGGCGGCGAAGAACAGGTAGTCGCCAGTCGCGTCGGCCATCCCGGCGTTGACGCCAGCAGGCCAGTTCGGGAAGTTCTTCCGCACTATCAGCTCGACGTGATGGTCGGCTGACCGTTCGAGGAAGCAGCGTTGCACGAACTCGCAGGATTCCTCGCGTCCGTCGATCGTCGGCAGGATGATCGAGATGCTTGCCACTAGGCTGCGACGGTCGCACGGGCCGATTCGCACAGGTCGTACCACCACTGGCGATCCCACGGTTTCGCCGGATCAGGCACATAGCCGATGCGGTCGAGGAAGAACTGGCGGAGCGGCCCCTGCCCCCACTTCACGAACGGAGCCGGCATCCCCTTCTTGTCGGTGCGGTCGAGGATCGCGTCGGGCACGAGCCCGCGCACGGCATCGCGCAGCATGTGCTTTCCGACGCGTTCGCGGGCGGGTCGGTCGAGCACGTAGTCGACAATTGGTTCGGCGGTCATCGGCGCTACCGACGTGATCCCCCACGCTCCGCACGCCTGATCGTCAACCGCAAGCAGATCCGGTAGCCCCGCAAGATCATACGCGAGCGCGTCCTCGAGCGTCCGAGGATAGTTCGCCGGAAGTTGGTAGTTCTCGTATCCGTCGGGTCGCGGATGCCCGGCCACGATCATCAGGCGCGCATAGCCGCCGAACAGTTCGTCGCCCCCTTCGCCCGACAGTACCGTTCCGATGCCCTGCGAAGCAACGTATTTCGCAACCATGTACTGGCCCATCGCGCCGGCCCCCTGGAACGGCGGCGCGAATGCAGCCATCATCCCGTCGAAGTTGTCGACGATGTCCTGCGGTGTGATTTCGATTTCGTGGTGGTCGGATCCGGCCGCGAGGCGCGCCCACTTGCGTTCGTCGAACGCGTCGCCCTCGTCATACCAGCCCGTGAACGTCGGCAGATCAGCGCCGCAACGGTCGCGTGCGACACACACGACGGCTGATGAGTCGATGCCGCCCGACAGGACAGCACCTACGTGGGCGCTGTCGGCCAACGCGACGGCGTCCGCGACGGCGTCCGTCAGGAGGCTCAGGAGATGGTCGCTCATGTCGCGGGTGTCCTTTCGGGAATTGTCAGGTGAGTGAACGTCCGGTCGATGCCGTGAGTCTCATACCAGGCGACCGCCTTCGCGACTCCCGACTCGAGCGACACCGTCGGTTCCCAACCGAGCTCAGAGTTGGCCGGTGTGCCGTCGAGCAGCATTTGCTTCACGTCGTCGGCTCCCGCAGTCGCGCGCCCCGGAGCCTCATCGCATCCGAGCTCCGACGCGACAGCCCAATAGAGGTCTTCGATCGGCCGGTGAACACCCGAGCAAATGTCGAACTTGCCGCGCGCTCCCCTGTCGATCGCTGCCATGACCGCTTGCACGAGGTCGTCGACGAACACCATGTCGCGTGCCGTGTCCACAACCGTGCACGGCTGCCCGGCTGTCATGCGCTTGTAGAACGTCGGGATCGGCCCAGACAGATTCCTGGGCCCGTACATGTTGGCAAGCCGAAAGATCGTGTGGTCGACGCCCGACATGGCAATGTACTGCTCTCCGGCGATCTTCGAGATGGCGTAGCTCGAGATCGGCGGCAACGCCGTTTGGAAGTACAGAAGGCGTGCTCCGTGATGGAGGGCCGCGATGGTCGCGTTGATCGTTCCCGTGACGTTCGTGTCCGTGTCGCGATGCCAGTAGTTCGGGTTTGAGTAGGACGCGGCACAGTGGACGACCAGGTCGGGTTTGAGTTGGTTCGCGATCCCGTAGAAGACGTCTCGGTCGCAGATGTCGTCGACGAACAGGTCTCCGCCGAAGTTGTCGGCCCGTCCCGTGAGGAGGTTGTCGATGCCGGCGACGGTGTGGCCGTCTGCGTGGAATCGGTCGGCGAGGTGTGATCCGATGAATCCGGCGGCGCCGGTTATCAGGATGTTCATGTGGCCTCCGTTTGCCCGGCGTACGTTTTGCTGCCGGGGTGGAAGCGGTAGCGCCAGGTTGGTTGTGGATGACAGACGATCCGTGCGCCGGCGTCGAGTAGCTGCAGCCAGAGGGCGTGGTCTTCCCATCCGTGCTCGGCGTGTTCGGGGAATCCGCCGGCGGCGAGGAACGATTGGCGTCGGACGAGGACGGTGACGGGAATGAAGTTGCCTTGCCGGAGTGCGTCGGCGTCGAAGTCGCGGGAGGGATTCCATCCGTTGCGGCCTTCGACGTCGCAGAACGGGTAGACGAAATCCGCGTTGGTGGCGTCCGCGGTTTGCTCGAGGTCGGCGAGATGAGCGGGGTACAGGAGGTCGTCGTCGTCGAGGAACGCAATCCAGTCGCAATCGTCTGCAGCGTAAGCGAGGCGGTTGCGGACTGCCGCGGAGCCTTCGCGTCCGTGGTCGATCTCGATCAGGTGTCGGTCTGGGAGCCTTGTTTGTGCTGCGACGGACGTGACGCATTCGGCGAGCGCGACCGCGCGTGTCGGAAGCGACGGTGTGATTAGCGCGACCCTCACGTGGTCTGCCGCGATTCCCGCACAACCTGTTCGTACCGGCCTCGGTTTAGCGCCGACAGATCATCTCGGGCCCGTATGCGCCTTGACGTGTAGTTGCCAATGTGGGTGAGGCCAACGGGTATTTCGGCGAGACGCATGCCTGCGGCGGTGGCGCGAACGCAGAGGATGTTGTCACCCCAGTACGACGGCTCCTCTAGGTCGTCCCATCCGCCGATTGCGTGGAGGTCGTCGCGCATGATCGCGAGACACCAGCCGTCGAGATAGGGGATCGGCTGGCCGTCATCAACCGCTGTGTGAGGGTCTGCGCGAAGGTGGGCTCCGACAAGGGTGCCGGGCTGCAGTGCCTGCCGGATGTTGTCGGCCCACGTTGCGGAGACCATTCGGATGTCGTTGTTGAGGAAGCAGACGGCGTCCGTTTCCACGAGGTCGGAGGCGACGTTGCAGGCTTTCGAGAACCCGAGGTTTGTGTCGACGCGATGAACGTTCGCGCCAGGTATGCCGGGATGCTCGAGAGGCGGCTCGGATGCGTTGTCGACAACGATGATTCGGTCTGCGTCGGCGAGGACGCTCATGGCTCGCCAGTAGGCGGGCGCGAGCTCGTGGCAGTTGTGCCAGGGAGTCACGACGGCAAGGGACGTCACGCTCTGACCGCTTTCTTCCCGGCGGACTTTGGCTTCCCGATAGTCACGGGCTGAAAGCGGCGTTCAAGTTCGGCGAGCACAGGCGTCCAGTGGTCACGCACGACCGTCGTGATGTCGTAGTCCGAAGCGAAGTCCCGCGCCCACTTGCGACGCCGGTGTGCCGTCGTGTGCGCCTGCTCGAGCGCCGCCACGATCCCGTCGACGGACGGCACCTTCCGGAACGAACCCTGCTCAGACCACGCCATCTGACCGTCAACAAGCCAACCTGGGCCCGCGAGCTCCCGCATCGCCGTCCAGTCGGTCGCGATCACCGGAGTGCCGCACGACTGCGCTTCGATCAAAGGCACGCCGAACCCCTCACCATACGACGGGTTCAACAGGACGTCGAGGGCCGAGTAGACGTTAGGCATGAACGACGTCGGCAACCCCGTGATGTACCGGTACGGGTCGATGAACCTGACACGATCCGGCGGCAACCCGTGAGCGGCAACGATGCTGGGGAGGTTCACACCGTTGACCTGTCCGTGCGCCTCCGTGTGCAAATACATCAGGGCGTCGTCGTGTTTGGCGGCGAACCTCGCGAACGCCCCGATCGCCTCCGGAAACCCTTTGCGCGGCGGAAACCCTTTGTTGGCTGCGACCATGCCAACCACGAACGCCTGCTCCGGTAGTCCGATCGCCGCCCTCGCCTCCGCCCGGTCGACCTCCTGAAACAACTGGGTGTCGACAGCATGCGGCACATACAGGG